TTTAGTTACGAGGAGAGCTATTGTTTATACTTTAGGTTTCTCAACTCGTATTCGTTATTATAGAGGTATAGGTAAGAGCAAACAAATTCTCCAAACAGAAGTTGATTATTCAGGGAATGTTGATCCTACTACTCATAAATTTGAGCAACAAAAGATAGTAGGTACAACAACATCTGACGGTGCTGGTGGTTTTAAAGAACCATACACTGAAACGATTAACTTTTTTGACGTAGAAGATTAGAGGAGAATTAAATGTTTAGATTTAACGCACGCTTAGTAAGGGTGGTTGATGGTGATACCATTGACGCAGATATAGAATTAGGTTTTTCTGTATTCATGAGAGATAGAATTAGATTAATGGGTATAGATACACCTGAAAGCAGAACAAGAAACCTACAAGAGAAATCTTGGGGACTTGCTGCTAAACATAGATTAATTGAACTATTGGCAGAAACCGATGGTGAATTTACTTTAGTTACAGAAGATATGGAGAAAGGTAAATTTGGAAGAGTACTTGGTACGATTGAGATAAATGGCAAGGATGCTAACCAAACTCTTATTGAAGAAAATTTTGCTATACCATATGAAGGTGGTAACAAAGATGAAAGCCGTACAAAGTATGGTGTAATGGAATTATGGAATACAGATTATGAGAACCCACAAGAACACGAAGATGACCATGAACATGGAGACGAAAATCCAGAAGCACACATCGACTGGCACGAAAAATAAAGTTGAGGCGGACTACGACCAAGTCCGTCAAAATTTATATAACTTAGCTGGACAAGGTGATGAAGCAATAGATTTAATGTTAGAACTTGCTCGCGAGTCAGAACATCCAAGAGCTTTTGAAGTACTTGGCCAGCTAATTAAAAATAATGCAGAAATTGGGGAGAAAATTCTTAAACTCCATAAGAGAAAGAAAGACCAAGATAAAGAAGACAGACCTGCATTAACCCATAAAGGTGATACCAACAACGTATTTATAGGATCGACAGCCGAACTACAGAAGATGTTACGTGATGAAAAGATAATAGACGCGACTGTAGAATTACCAAATGAGTGATGAACAAAACTACTATTTAGGAAATCCTAATGTCCGAGGAGCAGACGTTGAACATCCGTGGACTAAAGAGGAATTAATTGAATATGAAAAGTGTTTAAAAGACCCTGTATATTTTGCAAAAGAATATTGTAAAATTATTAATCTTGATGAAGGATTAGTACCATTTACATTATATCCATATCAAGAAAAAATGTTTGAACATTTTGAAGATAATAGATTTAATATTGTTTTAGCATGTCGTCAAAGTGGTAAATCAATTGGAGTTTGCGCATATCTTTTATGGTATGCTATATTTAAAGGTGAACAAGTATTAGGTATTCTAGCGAATAAAGAAGTTATTGCTAGGGAAATGTTGGGTAGAATTACCCTTATGTTAGAAAGTCTTCCATTCTTTCTTCAACCTGGATGTACATCTCTTAATAAAAAATCCATATCATTCTCAAATAATTCAAGACTTATAGCATCAGCTACATCCTCAAGCTCTATTCGTGGTATGTCACTTAACTTAGTATACCTCGATGAGTTTGCATTCGTAGATAATGCTACAGAATTTTATACTTCAACTTATCCTGTAATCTCAGGAGGTACAACATCTAAGGTTATTATTACGTCTACTGCTAATGGTATAGGTAATATGTTCCATAAACTATATGAAGGTGCTATTCAAAATACAAATGAATTTGTTCCATATAGGGTTGATTGGTGGGATGTACCAGGAAGAGATGAAGCATGGAAACAAACAACCATTGAAAATACCTCTCCATTGCAATTTGACCAAGAATTTGGTAACTCATTTCATGGTACAGGTAATACATTACTATCTGCTGATATATTATTAGCTTTAAGAGCAAGTCAACCTACTGATGAATGGGAAAATTTAAAAATATATAAACGTCCTATAGAAGACCATAATTATATAATGACAGTGGATGTATCAAAGGGAAGAGGCCAAGACTATTCCACATTCACACTCATTGATGTAACTGTTAATCCATTTGAACAAGTATGTGTATTTAGAGATAATAATATGAGTCCCCTATTATTCCCTGATGTAATATACAAATATGCTACATATTATAATATGGCATACGTTGTAGTGGAATCAAATGATGCTGGACAAGTAGTATGTAATGGTTTATATTATGATTTAGAATACGAGAATGTATTTGTAGAGAGTATGATTAAAGCAAGTGCAATTGGTATAACAATGACTCGAAAGGTTAAAAGAATTGGTTGTTCTAATATAAAAGATATATTGGAACAAAAGAAATTAATAATCCATGATGAAGATACTATACGAGAAATGAGTACATTCATCGCAAGAGGTAATTCATATGAAGCAGACCATAATTCCTTTGATGATTTAATGATGAATTTAGTTTTATTTGGATGGTTTTCATCTACAGTATTCTTTAAAGAATCAACTGATGTTAGGCTAAAACATATGTTATATAAGGAAAAAGTTAAACAATTACAAGATGAAGTCATCCCGATTGGTAAATTACCTCAAGATGGAGGGTTACATCCATTCGGAAAGGAGTGGAAAGTTTGGAATGGTTAGTTTTTATAAATAAGTATATTGAGATAATCACGTATTATGAAAACTTATAACAACATGACAAGGGAGAAATAAATGGCATTTCTAGTATCGCCTGGTGTACAGGTAAAAGAAATTGATCTGACTAATGTCGTTCCGTCTACATCGTCAACAATAGGAGCTATGGCTGGTGCATTCCAGTGGGGTCCTTGCGAAGAGGTTACTACTGTAACGTCGGAAACGGAGTTAGTTAATAAGTTTGGAAAGACTAGTGCAGAAACATTTGAAAGTGTTATGACAGCGGCTCAATTCCTAAGCTATGGCAACAATTTAAAAGTTGTTAGAGCAGTAGGAACATCAGCACGTAATGCAACACTATCAGGCACTGGTATTCTAGCTAAAAATGATGACCACTTTAGTACATTAACACCTGCAGCAGCTGATTGGGTTATGGCCCGTCACCCTGGTGTATTGGGTAATGCATTAACAGTGGAAGTAGCGACTAACCCAACATCTTGGGCTGGTTCAGCGCTTTGGAAAACATGGACTGAAAGTGCTCCTGGCACTTCAGCTGGAGCTGCAGCAGTAGGCGGTTCAAATGATGAAATACACGTAGTAGTCAGAGACTTTACAGGGGAAATAACAGGCACGGCTGGCGAAGTACTTGAAGTACATAGTTACTTAAGTCAAGCAAGTGATGTTAAAGACACTGATGGTACATCTTTATATTATAAAGACCGTATCAATACAACCTCTGAATGGATTCGTGTCGGCAACCACGCAGCAGCATTAACAGATGCTGGTGAATCAGCAGCGGGTAATGCATTTACACAAGTAAATGTATTTTTTGCTAACATAGCTGGTGGAGTAGATGATAACGCATTGACAGTAGGTGAAATTACTGCTCAATACGATAAATTTGCAGACGCGGAGACAATTGATGTAAACTTAGTGTTCCAAGCAAACTCAGGTTTGAGTGCAGCTGATAACATTACACTAAGTAATCATATAACTGCACTATGTGCAGCAAGAAAAGATGCAGTAGGCTTTATCTCACCAGAGAGAGCAGCTACAGCAAATGCAGCAGCACCATACACAGCAGTAACAGCATGGAGAACTGGTTGTACCTCAACGTCTTATGGCTTTGCGGATTCAAGTTCTTTATATGTGTATGACAAATATGAAGATGTATATCGTTATATTTGTGCAGCGGGATCAACAGCTGGACTAGCGGCTAACGCCGATACAGTTGCAGATGCATGGTTCTCACCAGCTGGATTTACACGTGGTAATGTTCGCAACGTTACTAAACTAGCATATAATCCTAATCAGGCGGATAGAGATACTCTATACAAGCAGGGTGTAAACCCAATTGTTACATTCCCTGGTTCGGGTACAGTGTTATTTGGTGATAAAACTTTACAAAATAAACCATCAGCGTTCGATAGAATCAATGTTCGCAGATTGTTTATTGTATTGGAGAAAGCAGTAAGTACAGCATCTAAAGCATCATTATTCGAATTTAATGATGAATTTACGAGGGCTCAATTTAGAAATATGGTTGAACCTTTCTTGAGAGATGTGAAAGGAAGACGTGGTATTACAGACTTTAAGGTTGTTTGTGATGGAACCAATAATACTGGTGCCATTATAGATACTAATAAGTTTGTTGCTGATATTTATGTCAAACCTGCAAGATCTATTAACTACATTACTCTTAACTTCATTGCGACTCGCACTGGCGTTGAGTTTAGTGAAATCGCGGGAGGTAATTAAAGATGGCAATATTAGGCGTAGATGATATGAAGGCCAAACTAGTTGGCGGCGGTGCTAGACCTAATTTATTCAAAGTAACGATGGCTTTTCCATCATATGTTACTGCGGATGTATCTTTAGCATCATACATGTGTAAAGCATCTTCTTTACCAGCAAGCACAATTGCACCTATCGAAGTTCCATTTCGTGGGCGTCAATTGAAAATTGCAGGTGATAGAACGTTTGACCCTTGGGGTGTTACCGTTATTAACGATACTGACTTTAATGTACGTAACTCTTTTGAACAATGGATGAATGGTATTAATCAGCACCAAGAGAATACAGGGCTAACACAGCCTAGTTCTTATATGGCTGATATGATCGTTGAGCAATTGGACAAAGATGGTACAGTGAAGAAGACTTATAATATGAGAGGAACCTGGCCTACTAGCTTAGGAGCAATTGAAGTAAGCTATGATACAGGTGATGTCATTGAAGAGTTTGAAGTTGAACTTCAAGTTCAGTATTGGGAATCTAATAAGACAACGTAAATCATCGATATAACATTAAGGAGTGCCTTAGGGCACTTCTTTCTAAGTGTATAAATAAATATATTTAGAAAGAAGTGTAAAGGATTATTTAAATGGCAGACAATAACAGCAGATCACTATTTGGTTGGCAAATACAAAGAA